GAACACGCAAAAATAGAAGCAGTAAAAGCAATAGAGCGCATTCAAAAACGTATTAATTTAAGAGTGCCATTAACAGGTGAGTCAAGAATTGGTAGAAACTGGGCAGAAATACATTAGTGTTTTAAAAACAAATAAAACATATAAAAAAGGTGATTGTGCAAATGATCTTATATTTATAGGTTATGTGCATCGTAAAAGTGGTACACGAGAAAAATGGTGCACTAAACAAACTTGGTTTTCTCTTAATATTAGAGAAGTATTACGCGCATGCCGAAAAAGAGCAAAACGAAGAAATGTAGAATGCACAGTTACAAAAGAATATTTAGAAAAAATTTATCCTACAGATAGTATATGCCCTGTGTTTAATACACAAATGGGTTTTGCTTTAGGTGATAGAAATAGATCTGCATCGATTGACAGAATAGATCCGAATATAGGATATGTGCCTGGCAATGTGCAATGGATAAGTATGAAAGCAAACACACTAAAAAATAATGCACACCCATACGAGCTAATGCGGTTAGCAAGATTTTTAGTAAAACAAATGGAGAACAAATAATGTCAAATACATTGTTAATAGATGGCGATATTCTATGTTATCAAATCTCATCAGGTATAGAAGAAGCAATAAATTGGGGTGATGATATGTGGACATTGCACAGTGATTTTAATACAGCAAAAGACAAATATAAAAGTTATATTAAAACACTTACAGAAAATTTTAATGCAAAAAAAGTATTAATATTTTTATCAGATAGTAATAACTTTAGGAAACAAATATATCCTGATTATAAACTAAATAGAATAAATAAGCGTAAACCTGTATGTTTAGCACAAATGCGTAAATGGTTATTTGAAGAACACGAAGCCATGAGTGAACCTCGATTAGAAGCAGATGATTTAATGGGTATATACGCAACAGATCCAAAAATAAAAGGCACAAAAATTGTTGTGTCTATTGATAAAGATTTAAAAACTATACCTACAAATATATGCGAAGATGGTTCGTCTTTGTTAAAAATAACAAAAGCTAAAGCACAATACAATCATGCAATGCAAACACTTGTTGGTGATAGTACAGACAATTTTCCGGGTTGTCCAGGCATCGGACCTGTAAGTGCAAATAGAATATTGCAAGGTCACAAACCAAAAGATTATTGGAAAGCTATTACAGAAACTTTTATAAAAGCTAAATTAACTGAAGATGATGCGTTGTTGCAAGCTAGACTTAGTTACATTTTGCAGTATAAAGACTACGATTTTAAATCTAAAAAAGTTAAATTATGGAGACCAAATGGCCGATAAAATAGATCCAAAACACTATAATGTTTTTAAAATACAGCCGCGTGATTATATCACATCTAATAATTTAGGATATAATGAAGGTAATATTATTAAATATGTGACGCGCTGGAAACTAAAAAACGGTATAGAAGATCTTAAAAAAGCAAAGAATTATATAGATTATTTAATAAAAAACGCAGAGGATAAACAAAAAGAGCACAAACAGTGACATGTTTAGATAAGATATGGCAACAAATGATTATGTTTTACCAGTTAAAATCGAAGAATTAATCGAAGATTTAGATAAAAAAATATACCCTTTAAAAAGTCCTAATATTAACGACTCTGAAAGAGAAATATTTTTTAAAGCAGGTCAGCGAGATGTTGTCGAATTTTTAAAAACTAAACTTAAGGAAGTGAAATAATATGTGCGCACCCAGAAGGAGTGCTCCTCCGCCACCTCCACCTCCAGCTCCGGTTGTTACTACAACTCCGGTGACTGACTCAGCTGTGCCAGAATTAGATTTGGCAATTGAGACGGAAGGTCAAGAAGAGCAACTAAAAAAGAAGAAGAAAAGAGTAGGTAAAAAGTCTTTAAGAACAGACGTTATGCTACCTGGTACTTCATCGTTAAACGTTCCAAAATAATAATTAATCATGACTGAACAAAGTATACGCAAAATGTACGATAAACTCGCTGTCAAAAGAGATAACTTTTGTGACAGAGCTGAGGAATGTGCAGAGTTAACTTTGCCTGCAGTATTGCCTTATGATGGCTTTAGCTCATCATCGCAATTGTATACACCATTTCAAAGTGTAGGTGCACGCGGCGTCAATAACTTAGCAAGTAAATTATTATTATTGTTACTTCCACCTAATCAACCATTTTTTAGATTAAGTGTATCTGGTAAAACACAACAAGAATTAGAAACACAGCCTGAATTAAAAACAGATATTGAAAAGTCTTTAGCAAAACTTGAAAGACGAGTAATGAAATTTATAGAAGAAAATGCAATACGAGTACCAGTATTCGAAGCATTAAAACATCTTCTTATTACAGGTAATGTTTTATTACATATGTCAAAAGACTCTAAAATGAAGTTATACAATATAGAACAATATGTAGTTAATAGAGACGCATATGGAAATTTGTTACAAATAGTTATAAAAGAGTCAGTATCGCCATTAACATTTGATGAAGAAACAAGAATGCTTTGTCAAATTACAGATAATAGTGAAGATATAGATTTATATACAAATATACAATTACAAAAAGATGGCAAATATCATACAGAACAACAGTGCAATATGATAACAATACCAAAAAGTATTGGTTCTTTTAAATCAGAAGACCTGCCATTTATGCCATTAAGAATGATAAGAATTGAAAATGAAGATTATGGTAGATCTTATGTAGAAGAATTTTTAGGAGACTTAAAATCCTTAGAAGGTTTATCAAAAGCTTTATTACAAGCATCAGCAGCAATGTCAAAAGTTGTATTTATGGTAAGACCGAATGCAACAACAAAGAAAAGAGATTTAGTAGAGTCACAAAACGGTGATATTATTACAGGATCAAAAGAAGATGTTGATGTATTACAAGTAGAAAAATATTTTGATATGCAAGTTGTAGAACGTTCTATTAAAAATCTGACTGAAAGATTAGGTTACGTATTTTTACTTCAGTCAGCAGTAACTAGAGATGCAGAACGTGTAACAGCAGAAGAAATAAGAAAATTAGCAAATGAATTAGAAGCTGCATTAGGCGGCATTTATTCATTGTTATCACAAGAATTCCAAGTTCCATTAGTAAACCTATTAATGAAACAATTAGGAATAAAAGGTGAAATACCTAAATTACCAAAAGGTTCCGTTTCACCTACTATCATCACTGGCGTAGAGGCGTTAGGTCGTGGTAATGATTTAGTAAAACTAAGAGAGTTTGTAGCAGACATTGCAGGTTTAGCACAAATAAATCCAGAAGCTACTAAATTAATAAATGTAAGTGATCTAATTACTAGAATAGCAACTAGTCATGGTATCGACACAGAAGGCTTGTTAAAAGACGAAGAACAAATTGCTGCAGAAATGCAACAACAACAACAAGCTGAAATGGGCAACAAAATGGTAGATGCTGCAGCTGGACCAGTCGCACAAGGCATGGTCGACGGCATAAGAAGTGGCGATATCGATATGCAAGGTGTCGAAAAACAAATAAACAATTATACGGAGAATAACTAATGGTAGATAAAGTAGAAGTGCAACAGGAAGAAACAACCTCAGAAAAACCTGTTGAAGAAACAAAAGTCGAGGAAACTAAACAGGAAAATGTTGAAACAACAGATAAATCTGAACAACAACAACCTGAAAAAATACTTGGTAAATTTAATAATCAAGAAGATTTAATAAAAGCTTACCAAGAATTAGAAGCAAAAAATACTAAACAAGCACAAGAAACTAAAAAAGAAGAAGGTCTTGAAATAAAACAAGATACTAAAGCTGAAGAAGTTGTAGAGTCCGCTGGTTTAGATATGGCTAGTTTACAAAAAGAATATGATGACAATGGCGAGTTGTCTAATGACTCTTTAAATAAATTAGCTCAAGTTGGTATTTCAAAAGATATTGTAGATGGTTATATCCAAGGACAAAATGCTGTCGCACAACAATTAGAAACAGAAATAAAAGGAATTGTTGGCGGTCAAGAAAATTATACTAGCATGATGTCGTGGGCAAAAGAAAATATGTCACCAGATCAAATCAATGCTTATAATAGAATAGTAAATGGCAGAGATGTTGATGCAATTAAAGTCGCAGTCGCAGGTTTAAATGCACAAATGAAGACTGATCAAGGTGAACCAGAACTTATAAGTGGTCGACAATCTAATACTGTCGCTACATATGAGTCGTGGGCTCAAGTCACAGAAGCGATGAAAGATCCACGATACGGAAAAGACCCAGCTTATCAAGCTGAAGTACAACAAAAAATATCAAACAGTAACTTATAAAGGAGAAGCTTATGCCAATGGGAAAAGGAACATACGGTTCTAAAAAAGGTAGACCTAAAAGAGCATTGACTAAAAAGCAAAAAACTTTGCCGATGTCATTGCAAAAGAAAATAAAAAAGGCTAAAAGATAATGCCGGCTAAAAAACGTGGATTGTATGCCAATATAAATAGACGAAAAAGACTTGGTATATCAAGACCTAAATCTAAATCTACTATTTCAAAATCTGCTTATGCAAATATGAAAGCAGGTTTTCCTAAAAAGAAGAAAAAGAAAAAGTAGATGGTAGCAAAAAAGTATCAAAGCCCATCAGGTGGGCTTAATGCTAAAGGACGAAAAAAATTTGGTTTAAAAGCACCAGTTAGAAAAGGAACTAATCCTAGAAGAGTTTCTTTTGCAGCACGATTTGGTGGAATGAAAGGACCAATGAAAGACAGCAAAGGCCGTCCTACTCGTAAAGCATTAGCTTTGCGTAAGTGGGGATTTAGAAATGCATCATCTGCACGCGCCTTTGCTAATCGTCACAAAAAATCAT